GGTATAATGCCATGTATAAAGGGTTTCTCTCCCTAGTGGAGATATGAAACTGAGGCCGCGTAAGCCTACCCTCTATTTCTCATTTTTTCAGAAGATTTGGCGATAAGTCTACCAGAGCCAATAGGCCCGTATATACATTTGTATTTACGATACCCTTGTCGGTCTCTGCCCTTTGAATCCACTTCTGGTTCTTAGCAACCCCTATCAAGGGGTTAATTCTAATTGCCATTGAAGGAGATTTAATCATGGCATTTCCCGTAGCATCTGGTTATACCCAGTTCTCAAACGGCGCGTTCTCGCCCGTCATTTATAGTAAAAAGGTCCAACTGGCCCTACGCAAAGAGTCCATCGTAGAAGCGGTAACAAATACCGACTATTTTGGTGAAATTGCGAACATGGGGGATTCAGTTCGCATCCTAAAAGAGCCTAGCGTCGATATCGTGGACTATGCTCGTGGAACAGAGATGTCTTCACAAGCATTGACAGACGCAGACTTCTCACTGGTCATTGATCAGGCGAATGCGTTCCAATTCCAAGTGGACGACATCGAGCAGCAACATAGTCACGCCAATTTTATTAGCTTGGCTTCGGACAATGCTGCATACAACCTAAAAGATGCGTTTGATAAAAACGTATTGGGTTACATGTCAGGCTACGCATGGAACGGTACAGCTTGGGTAACAGGCTCACGTTCTGGCGATAAAGCTGATGCTGCTACAGAGGCACACGAATTGTTCGCAGCGAACATGCTAAAAGCTGGTGAATTCGGTGGAACAACAGGTAACTCTATCCCACTACAAGCTGGTGGCGGTACAGGTGCTATCACTTCACCTCTAGCATTACTAAACCGTATTGCTCGTAAAATGGACCAAGCAATCGTCCCAACTGAAGATCGTTATATCGTAGCTGATCCAGTATTCTACGAAATCCTTAACGATGAAAACAGCAAGCTACTTTCAAATGACTACGCAGGTGGTCAGGATGCTGGCGATGTTCTTCGCAACGGACGTATCGTAACTGGCCTAGTACGTGGCTTCAAGTTGTACAAATCAAACAACTTGCCATACAAAGGCACAGGCCCAGCGGCTACAGGTAACGCAGGTTCTACAAGCAACTTCGGCGTTATGGTTGCAGGTCACATGGGTGCGGTTGCGACTGCGCAACAAATCTCAAAAACAGAATCTTTCCGTTCACCAGACACATTCGCAGACGTTGTGCGCGGTCTAAATTTGTTCGGTCGCAAGATTCTACGCCCAGAGTCGCTATTCACAGCGAACTACAACTTGGCAGCGTAATCAATGACTTATGGTGGGGCTGGTTTCTGGCCCCACTAACTTTATTTGGAGAGTATGGATGCCTGATACCTACATAGATTTATGCAACCAAGTTTTGCGTAGGTTGAACGAAGTAGAAATACCTCCCTCAGAATTTGCTACTGCGCGGGGTGTTCAAGCCCTTGTGAAAGACGCTATCAAATCCTCTGTGGCTTCAATTAACCAAGCTGAGTTTGAATGGCCTTTCAATGCTGCACAGCACACAGAAAACCTAGTCATAGGTCGTACAGAATATAACTGGCCTGAATTCTTCAAGGTAGTAGATTGGAATTCGTTCCAAGTAATTGATGAATACAGCGAAGACGGTACACGCGGTAAGTTCTACAAGCTACAATACATAGATCGTGATACTTACCTAGACCGCTACAAAGATAGAGACAACGATTCACATTATGATGGGATTGAGCGTCCCCGTTATGTTTGCCCCTCGCATGGTAACGGGTACATAGTATCTCCCTCACCAGACAAAGCGTATACGGTAAGGTTTAACTACTTCCTAAACTACGCAGACCTACAGTTATTTGACGATGAAACTAGGGTCCCAGCGTCTTTTTCTAGTGTGATCGTAGATGGTGCTTTGATGCACCTTTATATGTTTAAGGACAACGTAGAAGCCGCACAGGTTGCGAAACTAGTTTTTGAACAGGGTCTAAAGAACTTACAGACACTGTACATTAATAACTACGAATACGTCACAGACCGAAGAGTTGCTTTCTAATGGCAGATAGGATTCAGTCCTATAAAGTGATTTCGGCGGGGGGACTTAACTCCAATGAAAACCACTTGGACCTTGCGGAGAATGCCCCAGGTTCTGCAACCCGATTAGTGAATTATGAAACGTCACTATACGGGGGGTATCGTCGTATCAATGGCTTTGTTCCTTACGATACAGACGATGAAATAGTTAACCCTACAGGGGCAGAGGGTAAGATACTTTGTGTCGCTCTTTTTAAAGACGATCTGTTTGGAACAACATACCCTATATGTGCCAGAAAAGACGTAGGGGCTAATACTTACTCGTTCTACAAAAATACAGGTCCTGCAGGTTGGCAGGTAATGACTACGGGATTTACCCGTGCAATGACGCAGAACCTTCGTAGTGTTGAGCGCATACGTCATGCCTCATTTAACTTCGGTGAAGGTAACACAATCATCTTTGTAGATGGGGTAAACAAACCCATTGTATTTGATGGACAGACATGGACAGAGTTAACTGTTACTCCTACAGGTGGTAGTATTGCAGGTACACAAGCAGATGCTGGCGGGGATCAACTACTAGCACAACCATCCTTAGTAGACGTTTTTCAAAACTTTGTCTTTCTAGGCGGCGATGAATCTAACCTAGGAACAATCTGTCACAGTTCTTCTAAGAACGTGTATAACTGGAACTTTGGTGGTGGTGGTGATGCAGGTCAAATTAGTGTAGGTTTTGACGTTGTTCAGTTTAAGCCTTTTCGTGAGAACTTGTTTACCTTTGGTCGTAACGCGATCAAGAAAGTTTTGTTAACCTCTATCGGCTCTTCTCAGGAATTTAGTGTCGAGAACGTAACAACAAACGTGGGCTGTATTGCACAGGATAGCGTTCTAGAGATTGGTGGTGACCTTGTATTTTTGGCCCCAGATGGAATTCGTCCTGTGGCAGGTACATCACGTATCGGTGACGTTGAACTTGAAACAATCTCTAAATCAATCCAGTCTTTGCTTGTCGATCTACCTGTAGACTTTGATTTAGACAATTTGCTTACAGGGTGTGTTATCAGAACTAAGTCCCAGCTACGCTACTTTGTTGGTGATGACACAAGGGACCCACCAGACTCTGTAGGGATCGTAGGGGGCCTAAGAACCTCAGACCAAACCCTAGGGTGGGAATTTGGTGAATTGCTAGGTATACGGGCTTCCTGTGCCACCTCTGGGTATATTGGGCGTACAGAGTATGTCCTTCATGGAGACTACAACGGTGGGGTCTATCGGCAAGAACAGGGTAACTCTTTTAACGGTGCAGGTATTCTAGGAGTTTATAGTACTCCGTATTTCGACTTTGGGGATACTGAAGTCCGTAAAATTTTAAGAAAGCTAAACACATTTATTCGCGCAGAGGGTCCAATCGAAATCAACATTTCAGTTGCCTATGATTGGGACGATACGGACACAGCAAAACCCCCGTCCTATTCAGAATCCTCTAAAGGCGCACCTGTGGTCTATAACGGGCGAAACATCACCTACGGCAATGTATCTGTTATCTATGGTGGTAGTGAAAAGCCTATTATGAACACAGACATTCAGGGGTCGGGTTATGCAACAAAAGTCACTTATGTAACTCTGGGGGTTAATGCCCCGCATTCCATCCAAGGCATGGTTTTTGAGTTTAGTGTGGCAGGGAGAAGATAATGGCTGCAGGTTCTGGATATACACGGCGTTCAATTGCCGATATCGTTAACGGCGAGAACATTACGGCACCACCAATTAATGCTGAGTACAATGCTATTGAAACTGCTTTTAGTGGTACCGATGGTCACTCACACGATGGTACGCTAGGTAATGCACCAAAAATTAACCTTGTAGGGTCTGTCACAGGGTACTTACCTTCTATCCATGGTGGCGTAGGTGGTAAAAATAATACAACAGCCACAGCTAATCCTACGGGTCTAGACGACTCTGATGATGGGTATGCTGCA